CTATATTATACTGATTATGCTCTGATGTAAACAATAGAATGATTCTCTCACGATATTTATTTTCATTCTCACTAATCAATGGAATAAGGAACGGTTGGTATTTTCTTAGTATAAGAAGGGTAGATTTCATGATACCTAATGGATCATTCAATTTACTCTTCAGGCTTTTGATAAAACCTACAAAATGATCTATAATTGCGAGAGTATCGGGTGATACTCGTTGACTCATATAAAGATTAAGTAGGAGATTATCAGATTTGTTAGAGTTTGGTTTACATACTCCATCAAAGTCGAGGTTATATTTATAAGCTTGCTCGCGTATAAATTTTATTTCATTTTGAAAATTATAATAAAGAGCTTGTCGGTATGAATCACGTTTCTCATGAATATCATCTGTCATATCTCCGATCCACATTTTCTCTGCCATTATATTGTCAACAAAGAATAACTTCAAGTCATCTGCATTCGAATATCGACGAGCGATTTTATCAAAAAAATACCGATCTCTCCTTTTTTCAAATGAGGATTGCTTTAAGTTTGCTCTAAAGTTATATTTAAATGCATCATATTTCTCTTGAGAAAAGTGCAATTTAACAGAACTGTAAATGCAATATGCTTGATATCCATTCATGCGTTAAAAAGAGAGGCAGTAGTTCTCTTAATAATATTACGGTTCATAGCTTCTGCTTCAAGCTTAACCTTGAGTGGACCTTTAACGAGCTTTGCCATATCTTCAGGATCGATCATTCTTTGTTCGCACAAATGACAGATAGCTTCTGCATATGACATATTATCTTTATGAACTAACATTTCGGTTTGGAATGTTAACTCTTCGCGTGTCATCGAGATTTTGATTTGTATTTTTTTAGCCATTATATTGTTTTGAGAATGAGCGTCTGATCGTTTACACGTCCATTAGCAGGTTTGCGCTTAGTCTTTAGTTCATCAATGATCTTATGGCTTCGCTTTTCGGTTTGTGTTACAATTGCGTTGAGTATATCATTTGGTTTCCTGAGCGTCATACTATAACTTCGTGATTCATCGAAGTTCTTTAACGTGGAACCTTTCACAAATATACCATCTGTAGAATTACACTCATACACTGTTAGCTTACGATATTTGATATTAAAGGTATAGACCTTCTTCGACCCAGGGATTTGTACTGGAGATACAGATGTGATAGCATACTCGTCAGATTCGCTTAGGTAATTCAATGATTTTACTTGCTTATCAGCAGTCTGAACCTTTTTCTTACGTGGCTTACGAGCATTTGTATGTGTAGCTTTGTACTTCTGCATCTGAGAGATCATCTTATCAAGCTCTTTGATTCGATTACGAATACCTGCTTTGGTCAGATGTGAATAGCCTTCGACACAGTCAGTATCACCGTCAACTGCTCCAGAAAGCTCTGATTTTTGGAACTCAAGCCATTCATCAACGTATTTAAGACCTGCAGCTGGAATGGAGTTTTGTTTAAGAGATGTATGGAGATTAATGCCAGTCACCTTTACTTTGTCATTGATCCAATCATCAAGCATCCAATCAAGATCACGGTTCACAGTTGTCTGTACCTTATTACGTAGTCTATCGATAGGACTTATATTAGGTCCTTTAACAGTTGGCTTATCATCAGTGTCTTCATCGTCTACGACTTTGAATCCAGCGAGCAATCCATCGATCTCTTTCTTAACAAAGTCAAAGTCATTATGAAGCTCAGGGTTTGAATATCCTGGTTTTTCTTTATAATATTCCATGGCTCCATCACAAGTAGGTAACATACCATTGTTCATGGCTCTACAGAGTTTGGATGTCGTTACTGAGGGAAGTGTATCTCGCAAGCTTTTTATATACTTAATCTCTTCCTTCGTATATTTGTTATTCTTCATCCACTCAAGAGCAAATGCCTTTAGATCTTTGGCACTTAAGTAGTAATTATAGAAACCAAACATACGATTTCGATTTGTCATAAACTTAATAGGGTCCCAGTTTTCACATCCGTCCCATTGAGGTTCTTCGCCAGTATATTTTGAATCGTTTGCGATAACGCGATTATATTTATCAAGTACTTTAGCCATAATTTTATTCGCTTAGATCTACAAGTGAGTCAGCAGTGTGTTTTGTCATGAATTCGAATTCTTCTTGAATATCGTCAAGAGATGCTTCTTTAGGTGCAAAATCCACGTAATCTTCTATAACCTTAGGTTTTGCCTTAGCAAGGCGTCCTCGAGCGGGCAAACCCTTTCGTTGCCGATCAAGGCGCTTAACTGTCTTTTTAATAAATGCGAGTCGCTGTTTTTCTGTCATAATGTAATACTATATCAATTTGAGTGGTTTGTAAATAAAATAATTAACGGCATCGGTTACATCCACCGCATGGTTCTGTGCGATGATGGCTAACTTTCCTCCAATATCCTTCACGTACGACAAAAGGATTTCCGTATACATCATAATTATATACTGGTTTTACCCACCTGTCTTCATAATACGTATAAGAACGAGTACAGTTCACAACTCTTGGAGTAAGAACACGCGGGGGTGGGGCATATCCTCTATTAGGTAATGTGACTGTTTTTTGACGATTAAGAATTCCACCAGTAACTCCTGATACAACGCCAATCAGCGCTCCAGTTTCTCCGTCGTTTTCTCCTGTATTATTGCCAATGACTCCACCAATGACACCTCCCACAACTCCATCTCGAATAACTTCATTGAGTTGGTATTGTGCGTGAGCTGTAGATGCAATTGTGATTGCTCCGATTAATGCTGCTGTTATTTTTGTTTTTTTCATATTGTTTAATTTGATTATGTATATATTATACCATATATACGATATTATGTACATATGTTTATTCTGATGTAGGTCAACACTTTGTGTAACTTAATATAAAAACTTTAGAAAAGTGCGAAATTATTTAAAAGTTGTTTATGATAAATTTATATGTACGCTGATTACGATCTTTAATTTCGTGACGTTTACCATTAGCATCCTTATAGTAACGCTTATATTCATTAATCATCATTTGCTTATTAAGATAAAGTACAGCATGTGTAAACTTGGGAAACTTTTTAAATGAGCAACCAAGGTTAAATTGAAAGTCAAGTAATAGCCATTGTTGTTGCCAAGTTAGTCGGTTCCAATCCTCAGCACTGAGTTTCATACGATCAAGCGATTTTTGGATATCAGACATAAGTAAATATTGCGCCTGAGCTTCAGTGATTCCATTCTCAAATCGTTTTGAGCGAATATCATCGGCAGTAAGTTTATGACCATACGCAATTGTGTCATTTCCACCCTCAGGACTTGGATAGGGAAACCATAGTTGTGAAATCTGATTCCAACCTTTCATAAGTGAGTTTTCATAAGACATGATCTCATCAATAAAGCCATTATTGATAAGCATATTCCAATCCTTTTCATATGATTGATTATGGAGTTTGATATCATCAAAGTCTAAGTCAGGGCGATTGCCATCAATCGTGGCAAAAGCTGATGTTGCTGAAAGTAAAAATATTGCGTATTGTTTCATACTTCCATCAACTTATACTTCTTACCATCTACTTCGATGACTTTACCAGCGCAGGATTGGCTCTGAGTTTTGCCTTTCTTATAGCCATCGCTGTCCTCGTAGTAGGTCTTGTTGCCATTAGCATCGTATTCACGTCTCTCCCAGTCGCCATTGCTGTCCTCGGAGTAGGTCTTGTTGCCATTAGCATCGTATTCACGTCTCTCCCAGTCGCCATCGCTGTCCTCGTAGTAGGTCTTGTTGCCATTAGCATCGTATTCCCGCTTGACCCAGAAGCCATCGCTGTCCTCACGGTAGGTTACGTTGCCGTTAGCATCTTTAATCTCAATAGGGAAGGTGAAGTCAATCCCCAGTTCTTTGTATAATTCGCTTAGTGTTTTCATACTCTTATTATATTATAGTTCCTAATCTTATGCTCTCTCTTTCAATAGCTCGTCAATCCAATTGCATAGATCAAATACATGCCTATGAGGTTTATCTTGCCATTGATAAGATAAACTAAACATATCACTACTATCGCACTCTTTTAAAGAATCTCTATAATCTTTAGTTGTTTTACCATGCCAGGTTCCTTCTTGAAATTGTCTTTGAGCATCTTGTCGATATTGAAAAGCATCTCTAGCTTCTTCTACTAGACGACAAACTTCATCTTCTAGCTTAGAATTATAAGCCGCAAGACCAACGTCGCGACCTAGATCTTTTCTCAAAAACTCTTTATACTTCAAATAATTCATACTCTTATTATATTATAGTTCCTTAATCTTCTTTCTGATATCACCGATAGTGTAGATACCTTGGTGTGAGTTATCTACTGCAATTACTTCTGTATCATCTGGTAATAACTGAGCCAATGGGTCTAACCATCTTACTCCATTACTTCTAAATGCTACGTTTACTTCTACTTCTTCTCCATCTTCATACGTTTTGATAGATGGAACCTTTACTGCAAATGTTGTACTCATACTATGATTTTGAGATACATAGAACCCCGTCAGAGTATCCAATGTCCGTGGCGTATCCAGATTTCATAAATTTGCGCTCTAAGTCTTGGAGCCGCAAGTGATAGTGGCACTCTTCGTAGTCTGTTGGCACATATATGCGAACGACCATTTCTAGTGGTTCGTCTGGCGTCATTCCCCATCCGATATGTTTTCTTTGAAATTTTATCTTCATAGTGCTATTCCTCTGCGTCTATCAAGTCCATCTCGATACCCTTCACAAGGTCTTCCCTCAAGAAGTTAGCAATTACTTCAGCTTTATAGGCTTCGTCAAAGCAACCATCGGAAGCCCACTCATAGGCTTGTTCCTCTGATTGGTCTGCCCAGTCGTTAATGTATTCAGTTAGTTTTTGTGTATTTATTTTCATAGTGCTATTAAGCTGGTTGTTTTAAAGTTTCGAAATGAGCACGAGCTTCGTCCTCGT